TTCAACGCCGTTCTTGTCTTTTAATCCTGTGGATTGCATAAGAACATACTTATCAATCATTCCCCACATGCCATTTCCTAAGTTGATAAGAGGTGCTATAAATCCTGTATCATCATCAATAGTCCATTCTACATTTTTATCTTCATCAGGATAATACATTACGTTTTCTTCTACTGAGTAAGCTCTAAACTTCGGAATCATCTTATTCACTCGCTTTCTAATATTTCCACTTCTTCCGCTGAAAGAAAACTAGCAAGACAATTTGCATCACAAAACATATTGTCTGTTCCATCTTCAAACTGGAAAAAATTAACTATCATAAAATTGTCTCTAATTGTTAAATATGATTGATTAGTAAATTCTCCATCATTAAACAATGCGTTACCACAATTAGCACACGTAGAACTTTCTTTCTGAAAATTTGGATATGACATATTTTTTTCCTTTCTTCTTTTTTAAAATAAATTTATTTGTTCATTCGGTTCATAATTTAGCCATAACACTTCAGTACGATTAGACTTTTTCTTTGTCGTAATGCCTACTTTTGTTTGTTGCTTGATAACATTCCAATTTTTCAATACAGAATTATATAATTCGCTGTCATACCCTGATAAAATCACTTTCCCCTGATGATTTATTAAAGTAGTCAATAATTCTTCGTGTTGATGGTTGGTAAATCCGTTCTCATAATGATCACTGACCAAGCTTGATGCGATATAGGGAGGATCACAATAAATCAAAGTGTCTGGATCATTATGATCTTTAATCAATTGAATCCCATCTTTACATTCAATTTGAGCATTTTTCAATCTAGCGGCTGCATAGCCGATCCGATTGAACATATCCGTCCATTCGTAAGCCGTATATGGACCGTTCCAACTTATATTTTTTCTAAAACCAGGCATCGCCACTGTTTTACCGCCAACACCAAACCATAAGCGAACGGCCATTCGTCTAGCGTCTTCAACTGGATCAACAGCTATTTCGTTTGACCTTATAAATTCTTCGCGTGAGTACAGCGTGTGATAAATGAGATACTGAAGCTTTTCAGGATCATCTCTCATCACTCTGAATAAGTTGACTAATCGTGCGTCGATATCATTTATTGTTTCAAGAGTTACTCTTGGTTTGTTTAGAAAAACAGCCAGACTACCCATGAATGGTTCTAAATATGCTTTATGCTTAGGCATCTGACTAATTATCAAATCAGACATACGCCATTTGCTTCCTGGATAATTCAATATTCTTTTCATAATTTAAAGGAGTAAAGAATTCTTTACTGTGGCCACAAACTCCACTCCTTCCGCTTTCTAATTAATTAATACATAGAACCCTTGTGATATAGATACTTTACCGAAAATATCAAGTTTGATTTCAATTTCGTTAAGCGTCATGCTCGTTTTATGAGATAGTTGGTCACCTAGTCCTAGATTCCTTAGCATCACGTATTCTTCTTTTGTAAGTTCATCAATATCAACTGATTCAATTTTTTTATCGATACCGTTTTTTGATATTAATTCCACATTTTTGAATTTCATGTTCTGTTCCTTTCACTACATTTATAAATTTTATAGTTTAATTATTCTCGTAATCTCTACTGGTTTAATAATCACATCACCGATTTTTACAAATTTGTATTTATATTTATCGTCATTTAGTATTGAAGTTAAATTTTTGAATGTTTCAGCAAATATTTCTGTATCAAAAGTAGCCATTGTAAAAGATCCAGTATTAATAAAAATTCTAATTTTGATTATTTTCATTTTTTCACCCTCATCAATTTATAATTAATTTTTTACGGCTTTCGTTAAATCAAAACCAAGAGCAGTTGGGTAGCCTTCAACGCTTTCTGGTTCAACATGGTAACGATGATTTTCAATATCCATCTTGCTGGCTTTTGCTACCTTCTCTAAAATGCTACCTGACCAGTTTTTACGATACCCTGCTTTCTTTTTTGACTTCGGATTTACACAACTTCTAGCGCCTTCGTCCGTCGCTTTACAGGGAATGACAAACAATGCTAATCTTGATTCGTCTAAATACAATTGAACCCATTCAGGTTTGTTTAGTCGTCTCACAACTGGACCGCTCAAAGCCAACCCACTTTTTGAAATCGTAATACACTCTTTTCCTTCTGCTCCAAATATTCCTGGTAATAATAAACTTGCTGTATTAATGTTAAATTTCATAAGTTTACTCTCCTCTTTCTTTTGTTTTCTATTAATTTTATTTTCTATTCCGTTAGCCTTTCGCCAATTTTGAAAGGTTGTTGTGCCTAGTCCTAAAGCTTTCTTAATATCTCCTACTTGATAACCTAAATCTAAGAAATGTTGGTACTTCTCTTTTGTTAATTTATCAGGATCTAAACTGGGTAATGGTCGCTTATCCGCTATAAGATCTGACTCTAGTTGCTTAGAGAGCCTCTGGACTTCTTTCACGATTTCTGGATTCTTCATCCAAGATTCGTTTTCACCCGTCAGAAAAAGAATTTTTTGTCGTATTAATCGCTTCTTCTCTCTGAGTAAATTCTTTCCCATTGCTCCCCCTCCAAACTCATAATTTTAAAATTCATAATGAATAACCCATTGAACCAAAAGATACGATTTGCTATTACAATTTGCTACTCTAAAATGGCATAGTCATAACAGCGACCCAATCTATCTTGTTCACCAGTCTCCAAACATTTTCGCAAAGTTTCATTTCCAATTCGACACGCTGAAATTACATCAGCTCTTGTGTTAAATACTTCTGAAGATCCATCTTTGTATATAACAATTAATGGTTTAGCATTGTCTGAAAAATCACCTGAGAATATTTCTCGCCCAATTTCGCACGCCTTTCTCCATGCAAACAAGTCGCCATTATCCTCTGCAATTCTCAGGTAATCAAGTAACGGACCTCTTAAATGTTTTTGTTTTGGTAATGCAATACTCATTTCCACTCCTCCTAAATCTGTTATTGCCAGTAGTTTTGCTCTAACTTTTCTAAATAATGTGAATAGTATCCATGCTGTCGAACCTCAAATTCTTTTAAGTAATCTAACGGAATACTCTTACGTCCTAAGTTTTTTTGCATATTTAAATAATCATCAACATCCATTAAAAATACTTGATGACTTTTGTTGAATTGAATTAATAAAAATGCTGTTCCGCCGCTTAATTTAAAATCCTTTAAAAAATTTTTTTGGTGATCTTTTAACATTGGTTTATTTCCAACATAAAATGGAAATGCGGTTTTATTTTCAGTAGATTTGCAATCGAAGGCGATTGGCCGACCCTTCAAATGTCCGATAAAATCGCATCCTGTCTTGTTAGTTGGAATCACTACAGGTTTTCCACCAACCCTTATAGTTTTAGTTCCATTAGGTATTTTTGCTACTGTGCCTTTTCTGTTACGACAATACCACTCGTTGGTTTGTTCAATCATTTTTTCAAACTGACTCCACGCTTTCATCACAGCACCTCTCTCTTAATTTCCCTCTGGATTTAACCAGTTATGCATTGTAACTTTTGGTATTGAATCGACAGAAATCTCCTCTTGATCATTTCGCATATTGTATTCACTAATTTTTTTTATAGCTTGATTTTTTGTCTTTATTCCCTTACGTTCCCAGCTTAACAATATGCGGTCCATATACTTTAGACTGAATGCCTGATTAAGAACTGCCTCTTTAAGTGCTAATTGAATAAGGTCATCTGGATAACCATCTTCTGTTTGCCACTGTTTAATCATTTCCATTTCGATAGGCGAAAGCGGTCTCCCAAAATTTTGTTCGACGGCAGCGTATATATTTAATTTATTTTTATCTGTTTCTGGTGAAAAAGAATTATTTGTGTTTATGTTTTGTTTATGTTTAATTAATGTGCCACTGTTCGTTGACTGCGTTGTACTCTTTAGTGTCACTTTATCGTTACTCTGTTGTGTACTATCTTGCGCACTATTTAACGTATAAAGTACGCATACCTTGTAAGAAGTAGCTTTTCGACCATTACTTTTAAAATCAATCAAGCCTAGTTGCTTTAACGCGTTTCTATTTTTATTAATTCCTGAGCGTGACAAACCTGACAAAGATTCTAATGTTGCATTAGCTGCTGTAAACCATGTAGCCCATCCTGCTTTGTTGTTTATGGACATTAATGCACGCCATAAAGCAATCTGACCTGATGAAAGCTTTTGTTTATAAAGCAAATAATCGTCAAACGCAAGAATCTGTTGTAAATAATTCAATGTCACACCTCCACTCTCTATGCAATAATTATTTTTTTATTGGTTATTTTTTCTATTTCTTCTTTAAATTTTTCTGGATCACTATTCTTGTCGCTTAAATGGATGAGATATATTTCTTCTGTTTTTGTTAAATCAGTTGACTGAAAAAACTTTTTGCAGGCATCTATGCTCATATGCGTTCTTAAAATTCGATCTTGAACACTTTTTGGCAGTTTGCTCTGTCTTACTAACTTGATATCATGATTACACTCAACGAGCCAATGAGTGACGTCTTTAAACGTTTTAGGTAAATAGTTAGTATCTGTAGCAAATACTATTTTCTTTCCACTAGGTGAAAGAATAAGAAAGCCCAGTGGTTCTCTCGCCCGTGCCTTTTTGTCATCGTGAATAGTGGCAAAAGGTTTAACTAACCAATCACCAATTTTCTGTTGCTGGTTAGCTTTTAAAATATGTGACCGTCTATTTATACCTAATCCTTCTAAAGTTCCTCGTGAGGCCCACACATCAAATCTTCCAGCGAGTAAAATATCATTGATATACTTTGAGTGGTCACCATGTTCATGTGTTACAAGTAAACCTTGAATATTTGAAAAATTAATACCTTGTTTCATAATATCTTTAGGCTTTAATCCTGCTTCTAACATTAAGGAAGAGTTTCCATCTGCAAGTAAATAATTATTACCTGCAGATGAAGATCCTTGTATATTAATTTCAATCATTAAAAGCCACGTCCATCTGTGTCAGATGTAATATTTGTAGTTAGATCATCGAAAAATGCTGTTTGTGTTGGTTCGTTATCTTTCTCATGACTAGTGACAGGCTCTTTTACTTCTTCTGGAACGATGATAGTTGTATCTGCTGTAGTTTCTTTATCGTGTTTCATAGTTTCTTGTGTAGCTTCGGATGGTTCTTCATCAAAATCGAATACCTCTTGTGCTGTTTGTTCTGTGACGTCTTTTCTAACTGATTTAACTACTTCGTCGTCTTGCGACTGATATTGCATAGCGACATACGCATTCTCGAAGTTTTTAGGAATTTTCTTAACAATGTTGTTTCTCATTTTACGAACAATCATGGATTCTCTACTTTGTGGAGATTTCCATGCGGGACTAATGTATGATTGATATTCTTGACTGTCTAAGATGTCATCTAAAGACATTGTTTTCAAATTGTTCATAATTTCTTGCTTTTTATTATCGATTTCCTGCTTTTGCTGATAACTTGCGTCTTTTTTCTTTTTGGCTATACCAAAAGTTTCATTCATAAGGTTCTGGTTTATATGAGCAATTAAATTTTTAACAACATCCTCTCGTTCTGCAATGTGATACTCGATTGTACCGTCAGACATTTCAATAGGATAAACAACTCTAACTACTTTTCCTTTACCAGTTGGCCCCCATTCTGGATCTGTTACTGACAATCCTTTATAACCTGGGTACGAAAAATGGTCTTCTTCTCTCACTTCCCAATGACGATGAACATGTTTTACGTTCCGTCCAAATTTTGAAAGGATAGCATCGTTTCCATCTCCTTCAATACCCATTTCAATTACTTTCACCCAATTATCTGATTGACCGAACTGTTTCCTATTAACATTTCTAGTCTGAAAATAAACTTCACGAGGAATAGCTGAAGCATTGACTTGTAATGCTGCAATTGTCATTAATGTTTCTGTCATATTTGTTGAATCTACATCATTAATTGACAAGTTTGAGTTTGTTAGCATTGTATTAATTCCTTGTATAGCGCTTATTACGCATTGCTTTTGATATTCAGTCATATTTATTCCATTACTCAATAGCTGTGATTCTACTTGTGGCATAAAGGTATCGTTAATTTTAGTTAATCTATTTCCGTAAATCTTATTTTCTGCAAGTTCATGTGCCATCTATTTGCCCTCCGTTTTGTGATTTTTGATTCGTAAAGTTTTATCATCTTCATTTACATACATAGCAATAACTTGAGTGTCTACTTGAACAGAGTCTCTATTGTGATTAGTCAAACCTTCAGCGTTATCGATAAAAATTGGAACGATATAGCCTTCCTGTTTCATCAACGTATTTGAGACATCTAATCCAGCTTGCATACGGCTACCGTTATTTAGAGAACTGAACGGTACCCCGTCAATCATCGGCTCACATACTGCTTCATTCAGTCCTCCATCTTCAAAGAAATCGAACAATTTCCATTTAACAACTGAGAAATGACTATTTATAATTTCTTGCAGCATGTTTTGTTTTGTTATAAAGAATTCTTCAAATAGTACTAATTTTTGTAATACTTCGCCTTTCTTATGTGATAATTGGCGCTCTTGTTCATTGAAATCTTCAATAATCGATAACTGTCTTTCATACTCTTTTAGCAAGGCTAATTTTTCATCAATCATTGCGATTTCTTTATCTATTTCTGTAATCTCACTTGTTTTAGCGGAAGTTTGTTCTAGAATAGCTTCGTTACTTTGAGTAATGTACTCTTGCAATTTTTTTATTTCTTTAGTGATAGTTGAATATTTTTCAGTTGCTTCAAATGGTATTTTTTCTAATTTTAATGAGGAAATCTGCTGCTCTACATCAGCTAAGTTTTCCTTCACATCTTCCAAGTGTTTTTTAGCAATGTTATATGCTTCTGTTTTAATCAATAGTTGTTCTTTTAACTCGCCGATCTCTTTTTTTAAGGCTTCGCGATCTTTGTTATTTTGAATGCCTTTTTCTCGAATTTCAGAGAGCTTGATTTGCTTATCCGCTTCAAACTGGGCTTTTATTTCTTTATTTGTTAACTCAATTTCTTCTGCACGTTTTTGCTCTTCTTCCTCATGATGTCGTTTCATTTCATCTTGATCCTTGACATCATATGGACGATTACAGTGCTGACAAACTAAAAGATTTTCATTGAAAGATAATTTGGTATAAACTAGACCGCCTGTAAATTCTTCAGCTTCTACTTCATCATATTTGTCGTACAATTCTTCATGCTTTTTATTTAATGCAATCAGTTCATTATCTTTTATAGAAACCAAACGTTCTGTTACATTAAGACTTGATTCTTCATCTGCATACGTCTTCTGGGCTTTATTGAAATCAGCAAAGAGTTTTGACTTACCTTGCTCAATGCCATTAATACGTGCATTCTGTGCATTATCATGCTTCAATTTAGCAGCAGTTAATTCTTCTTGTTTTGTATTAAGACTTGCAATTAATTCTGAAATATTACCACCATTTCTAATAGTAACGAGCTGGTTTTCGATATCATTTTTCTTTGATGTCAACTCGTTGCGAGTGGTTAATAGTTGCTCTTTGTTGATATTTTCAATATCTGGCAATGCTGCTTGAATACCTTCGATTTTTACAGGAATATTTTTCAGCGTTTCGTTGATTCGCTTTTGGTCTTGAAGCACACGATCACGAGCTGTTTTAATGTCATCATTGCCAATAATTTCTTTTAATTGGTGAATCGATGGCGTTTCGTTGATAATCTCTTCATCTGTCTTGCTGCCAAAGTATTCAAAAAGCTTTTGACGTCGTTCATCTGCCACTAACTGCTCACAAAAATAAGTCACACTAGTCAGATTCTTAAATGTGTCTTGATCTAATACTTTTTCTACTTCATCGTCAAATGCTTTCTTTGTGGTGGTCTCTAATCCGTCTACGAGGTATTTTGTAAACATCTCATAAGACTTGTGTTCCGAATTTCGTTTGATGACTTCTTTGTCTCCTCGGACCTTTTCAAACTCCTTTGCCTGACCATTGATAGCTAAAACTACAGTTACTGATGTCTGTTTACCGCGAATCGGCTCGCTATTTTCATCAAGTGGTCTCCACTGGATTTTAGTTCGTTCTTTTGAATCTTTGTTGAACAAGCACCAGAGAAAAGCATCATAGATAGTTGTTTTGCCTGCATCGTTATCTCCAAAAATATCAATACTTTTACCATTTGGTTCAATCATAAGGTCTGATATACCTTTAAAATTATGAATACGGATTGACTCCAAGCTAATGTTTTTCATAAAATTAATCTCCTTCAATTTCAATATTGTATTCTAAGATTGCTCGTATAACTGTTTCTTTGCGTTTGTTACAAATTTCAGTAGCAACATCATACCAAGCACTACTATGATTTTGATTCAGCTCTGTTGTTAAATCATATCTATAACTTTTACTAATTATTGGATCAACTAACCAATCCATACGTGCAATTAACGCTGTAGCGTATAATTCTCGTTCTGCGCAATTTTCAGTCGCATTTTTAAACCATTCTTCAAAACGTTTTGACATGATTAATTTATTTGACTCATTATCCATTTCATTTCCTCCAGTTTTTATGTTATAATTCTCGTGTATAATTTTTGTATGGGACTTAATCGTTTGCTGACGAATGAGTCTCTTTTTTTGTGTAAACTAAATATTTTGCATCGTCGTACTTCATGAACCAAACAACTGCAATTGGTCCAATAATCAAAAGTAGATAGCTCGCTGGAACACTATTTTTAATTAATAACCCTAATATAAAGACAAGAATAAATGCTCCTAAAATTCTAGCTTCGTATAAGCTTTTTGGTTTTCTTTTCTTCATTTATTTTCCACCCTATTTACCCATAGCACTCTGATAAACATAAAAAAAAGTGCTAATATAATCGCTGTTAAAAATTGTGATTTAATCAAACATAAAATAAACACAAAGAATAAAATTCCTACGGAAAGTGTCATCATTGTTTTAATTGCAAGTTCCTTATTCTTCACTAGAGACCCTCCTATATAAAGTTTCTTTCATACCATTCCTCTAAATCATCGACTTCTATTCTTACCAATCCACCATTTCTTTTAGCAGGCAATGGATCAATTTCCCGTTTCATCCATCTTGTAACAGTAGCAGCTGAAACATTTTTTCTTTTTGCTACTTCTATTGCTTTCAAAGGTGGAATTTTCTTTGAATTAACTTTTCGATCTTTTTTTGATTTAAAATCAATAACTTCTAGTGCCATTTGTATTCTCCTTCCTCATGTATCCTAATTGTTCCCAATATGGAAAGCGTTGCTCACTTAAATAACGAATATCGATTGAAGCAAGATCACACAAGCTACTAAGTAGTGTGATTTCAACAATTACTTCATCTAAATATTCATTTGCGTATGCAACTATTTTAGAAATATCTTGTTCAGATAAATATTCAGGATTTTTCAAAATAATTCTTTCTATGTCATGCTTCAATGCTTTTCTCTCATTAGATTCAATTTTCTGTAATCGGTCCAATGATGAAGGGTCTTTTCGATAAACATCTCCATCGCAAGTTTTAAACATTCCAAAAAACTGATGAATAACTTCCATTGTGAAAGTCGAATCTCTAAAGTGATCACTAAGCCTTAGAGCATTTTCAATCGTTACTGGTTTAACATTATTCTGAGAAGTCCAATCACTCAATGATTGTTGAGATGTACTGATTTCACGTGCCACATCTTTCTTCTTTTCATTTTTCTTATTAAGAACTTCGATTAACGACTTTCTTAATATTACTGACATTGACATTTACTTTTACTTCTTCCTTTCTTAATTAACCATCTTTTTATATGATGTATTTTTTTATACAATTAGATTAGATCCAATTGATAGTTCAACTTATCCTGTGCTTGTTCATACAGACGAATTAACTGGTCATCTGTTGCTAGTTCAACAATAAGCTTTACATTTGGCATGATTTCCAAAATGAAATCAATCATTTTTTGTTTTTCTGGCATGATTCCGAACCTCCATTGACATTTGGCAATACTTCACTAAAAATAAAAAGCTTGTCAAAATCTTTTTCAGATAAATCAAAAGCTCTTAAAAGTTTTGCAATTAAATCACTTCCAACACCCCTATCTCCATTTAAAATACGATATATAGTAGACGGAGCAACATTCATACGTTTTGCTAATGAATAAACATCATCATTTTTAGATTCCATAAGTCTTTCCATTGCTTGTTTATTTAATAATGTTTTCAAAATTATCCACCTCCATTGCCTTATGACAACAGTATATAACAATAATTGTCATTTGGCAACACTTTTATTGCCATTTTGCAATTTTATTTTGATTTTGTTGCCAGTTGGCTATATCATAAAATTATGAAAGGGGGCTTAACTTATGAATTTTGGAGAAAAATTAAAATATTTACGTGAGTCAAAAGGACTTGGAGTTAACCAGCTTGCTTTAAAATCAGGAGTTAACGCTTCTAATATATCCAGATTAGAAAAAGGGATAAGAAAAGACCCAACTTTTGATACAGTAAAAAAATTAGCGAAAGCATTAGGGGTATCAGTTTCTTATTTTGACGATGAGGAAAAAGAAATAAATACCGTTGCTGCTCACATAGATGATGATGTCACGGAAGATGAAATGAACGAGATACTGTCTTTTATCGATTACATCAAAAAACGCGATCACAATAATTAAAGTAGTAGGTGTTTTAATGGTTACTTCGGAAGAACTGATGGCTCGCTTTTCAGATTTAACGTATAAGTTTGAACCAAACATGCCAGAAAAGCAAAAAGGATTGTATATTAACAATGTTGTGTATTTAAATCCTCAACAACATCCTAGAGAATTAACTAGTACTGTTGCAGAGGAAATTGGGCATCACCTCACGTCGGTTGGTGATATAATAGATCAAGATACAAATGAAAAGAGAAAACAAGAACAAAAAGCTCGTGATATTGGAGCAACAATGGTAGTCACACCTCAAGATTTAATTGACTGCTATCATGAACGTTTTACATATGTTTGGGAATGCGCCGATTTCCTAGGCATTACAAAACAAGCCTTGGAATGTGCTTTATCTGCTTACTCCAAACAGTTTCCAGAAGGTCTTGTATACGGCGATTATAAATTGTTTTTTAAACCTAACGGTACATTGGGGATTGTTAAATGGTTTTAAATAATAATCTAGATAAGGAGATTTAAAATGAAAAAAAGTATTTTTTTAGGATTAATTGTAGCTTCAACACTATCACTAGGGGCATGTTCGAGTAACAAGGAAGATGCTACTCAAGGCTCCGCAAAACTACGTACTTCAAGTAAATCTGAAGAATCTTCTACTTTAACACAAGAAGAAAAAATCCCGACTGTAAATCGAGCTGAATACAACGTTAGCTTTTCTGAAGATTGGCAAGGTTTAAAAACTAGTATATCTAAAGTAGTTATTGCTGAACTTTCAAAAAGCGAAATGGAAAATCAAAAACTTGAAAATAGATATGTAGCTCAAGTATATTTTAAAATTGAAAATACTTCTGATAAAGACTTTAATGTTTATCCAGACCAAGGAACTTTAGTAATTGAGGGCCAACAAATTGATGCTGACATGTGGTTTAGTGATGATTTAGGTGGAGAAATATTACATGGTGTCACAAAAGAAGGCATGGTAACATTTTCAATTCCTAAGATTTCAAATGTCGATAATGTACCAAATATAAGATTGATCTGGCGAGCTAATTTCGACACAAATAATTATGATGAGGAATCTTCAAAAGACTTTGACGTTTCTTTTGATTTAAAAAAATAATCATTGAAAGGCCTTTAGGCTTTTCTTTTAAAATTCGAAAGAACGTACGTTCGTTATTCCAAATGAAAAGTATGAAAAAATTAACATATTTTTTAAATAAAGCCGCTGATCCGTTTCAAAATTTTATTTAAAGGTTTAAATTACGAAAGGGTTGACTATAATGATGACACCATATGAATTGCGAGAAAGATTGAAAAAAGATGTTCCAGAAGTAAAAATTTATCCAATACTAACAAACGCTTATTACAGCGAAAAAGAATATCAAGAGGTATTGGAAAAACAATTAAAGTTGAAATATGATATTGAAAAAGAAAACATGGTCACACTCCCCTTATTTTCCTGGAAAGAAAAAGAATTAAAAATGGATAAGTTCTATGAAAAAGGTTGGTACAAACCTAAACTTTATACTCTTCCAAAATCTATGTTCAGGAGTGAAGATTAATGGCCTCTATAAAATCTTATAAATTGAAAAACGGTCAAGATCGTTGGGAATACTTCGTTTCAAATGGGCGTAGCAATGGTACTGGAAGGCAACAAAAAATACACAAGAGAGGTTTTAGAAGTCATAAGGAAGCTTTGAAGGCTGCAAAAATAGTTGAAGGACAAATTGCATCTGAAGAATTCGTTAAAGAAAACCCACAAAAAATGACTATTTCAAAATTTATGAATATATGGATCAATGAGTATAAAAACAATGTTAAGGAAGGATCACGAATTGTCTATCGAGATGCTATCCGTATGTATATTGATCCATATATAGGAAATTATCAATTAAATAAATATAAACCTGCAGATCACCAAAAATTTATTAATAGCTTATTTACGAATAAAGAATTAGGAAAAAATAAAAACGGGCTCAGTTATAACACAGTAAAAATTGTAAATGCCGCCTTGTCCAATGCTTTCAAAAAGGCACAAAAATTAGGTTTTGTAAAAAGTAATCCTACCTACTTAGTAGAGTTTCCATTAGATAAAGTAAAAGAAAAAACTAATAAAGAAAAGAAACTAGAATTCTATACTTTAGAGCAGGAAAATCTGTTCCTCGACACTGCAAGAAATTTTGATGAGTATATGTGGTATGTATTTTTTTTAATTATTTTTGATTTAGGATTAAGAAAAGGTGAAGTAATGGCCTTACGATGGTTTAACTTTGATTTTAGAGATAATATTCTCACATTTGACAAGCAGCGTTTGTATAGAAAAGAACGACCTGGTCAAGTAATTTTAGATGACGTTAAAACTGATGCTGGTAAAAGGTCTCTAAAAATGACAAACAGAGTGAGAAACTCCGTCTTAGAACTCTATGGTATTAATTATGATCTTACAAGTAATGTATTACCTATGACTAACTCAAACCAAGATTTTTTATTTATCAATCATAGAGGAAAAAACGTTGGCTTACCTATTCGTCAACGATCCGTTGACACGGCTTGGCACCGAATCATTCAAAAAGCAAACTTACCAAAAATCAGAATTCATGACGGTCGCCATACTAATGCTGCTCGTTTACGACAAGCAGGAGTTCCACTTGAGGATATTAAAGACATGCTTGGTCACAAGAACGTTAAAACAACTGAGATATATGCACACGTATCTGCTGAAGTTAAAGAACGAGCTGTAAATAAACTTGAATTATATCAAATGCAACACAAAAAATCAGGTAACTAAAACGTTACCTGATTTTATTTATAAATGTATCACCATTTGTATCACCAAAAATATTTCAAAGCAAACATCTTTGTATCACCGCAAAGCTAAAAATTATCTTAGAATGCTGTTTTATAGGCGTGCATTTAAATCTTTTGCTAATTCTTCAAAACCTGGTTTACCTAATAAAGCGAACATGTTGCGTTTGTTAGTTAAAATTTTTCCATAGATTTCATTCTTTCCAATTACTTGTATATCAATGATTTATTAGTTATTGCAGGCTTTCACTATTTACATTTTTTTCATGGATATTTCAGATGTATCACCAAATGTATCACCATTTATTTTTATCATTCCATAGATTTACAAAATTTTTCTATAGACAACACGAACATACATTCGCTATAATTACATTATTAGGAGGGCGATAGTATGAAAACTAATTATGTAGGAGTAGTTGAAAAGATTAGAATGTTAAGTATGTATCCAAAAATGCTTGTTCGATTCTCATTAGTAACACAGGACGAAACTATAAACTGTATCGTCTCTAAACACGAATTGGCAAATATGTTACTAATGCTACCCGAAAAA